TTAGTTATTTGTAAGATTCAGTTTACAGAATCCTACAAACTCTATCATATAGGGGTCTCTCCACCTACCGTTCTCGGTAGGGCAAAGGGATCTGGAATTATTTCTAACTCCATGGCCCCAAGCTCGGCCACTCCGGAAATAGGAGTGGCTGTTTGCGGTACCTCTGATAGCCCCTTATAGGTTCATACCCATAAGTAGCCCTCGAAGGTTTGCAGCAAAGCTCGGCCAGCAACAACCCTAACGGGTTTGCTGAGCGAACCTTGCCCACATTGACATAGGCGGAGGAGAAGTATCCCTCCCAACCTTCCATGTCTTTGTGCTGCCTGGCTCTCGACGGTGTGGCCTCATCGAAATTACTGATGAGACCTCCGTCGCCATAACCATCTGGAATGCGTACGCGTCTATCCGAATCTGACAACCTTGAAACAAGGTAAAGCCAGGTAGGGAGAAAACGAATATCACATCCTAGACCGTTTAGGCGCCGGTGAGCATACCTACGCACAGAGTTGGCATGACTATAAAGTACCATAGTCACCTCCTCTCGTTCTCCTTTCCAGAAGAACGGGCGTACGTTTACTCCATCAAAGAAATCCATGCCGCAAGATTCAAAAAACCTTCCAGCCAAGAAGGTTTTCCGAGTGTTGACACTAAACCCGAGAAAGTCTAGCGCCTGGATCAAAATGGGTGCCGATGCCTGCGGTAATATAATATCATCACCGTAAGCATTAGTACCAGCTCGTTCACCGGAGCAGGCAAACGCAAGAGCGAAAAAGATTAAACTTTCAAGCTCAAACGTAAACCCGTTTCCCATAGACGAGAACTTCTCCAACTTATGTTCCACACCCTCAACTTCAGCGTACTCAGTACGAGGAAGATCGAGAAGTGAGGCCCATTCGAATGGAAGAAGTAACCAGACTAGTTCTCTGCTAACAGTATCACTAGCAGAAGATAAGTCAATTGTTGCCAAACCAGTTTCTGAAGCTGATTGGGCTAACTTTTGATTCCTAGTTTGATCATTAAGATCCACACCAAAGCGCTTCAACTGGCGACGAATTAAAGCTCCAATCCCTAGCTGAACATAAATGTTCAAATGGGGCTCGATAGCGATAATTCTGTCAGTTTTAGCATCTTTGGGAACACATGTAACCTTAGACGCACACCGAAGAGTTACATCGGTGATTGCACTTGCCCACAGACGTGGAACAAGCGCACGCCAATAAGGATACAAACGAGGCGTCACATGCAACGAGCTTGTGAATTTTCTTGAAGGTGTTACATCACGTCCGGAGACAGATGTGGTCGCTCCTGGGCCGAAACGCATATTTGATTCCGCATATTGTAACTTCGGGGCTGTTAAAGGCCCCAGGATTTGCCAGATGATGGCCTGGGCTCTTTCGAGAACCAGGGAAATCTCTGGTGGTACCGAAATGGTACCATCAACAAATCCGCGGATTCGCTTATTTGCTTCGGCACATACGCGCTCCGAGTCAAAGAACTTCTCGTAAGCATTCTTCTTTCTATCGAAAGAAGTCGGCAGACGTTGGTTCTTCCGAAGTACTGACACGCACAGGTAATCATCCGCGAAGACGTTAGCATCATTGTAATGAAGCGGATCAATTGATTTTTCAACCAGTTGATCCCATTCTTCATAGTGAGCTAGCATCCAACACGAAAGACTAACCGGCGAGTCAATAGACTCGGTGAGCTTCAAGTAAGCCTTCCGTTCAATGACGTTCATTGAACACTACTCCTCATAGGTAGTAGTACACGAAATAGGGACATACCCTATCAGTTAAGCGTACATGTCCAACCGAACTAACCTTCTCATTTAGAGAAGATCGAGGATATGAGGTCTTTAAAACCACATACCTCAGGGTAGGCTGCAACGATAGCTTGCAAGAAAAGAGTGGCAACGGTTGCTAAATACAACCAGCTGTCCCTCCTCCTTCTAGGCTTTAAAGGCCGCCTCGATTCAGGTTTTGCACCTGTATCAGAGCGGTCTAAATCGGACACAGTCTAACCCCAGATCGGCGAGACCTCGATGATGGTATCCTTTACAGGACCATCCTCGAGTAACGCGTTGGTGATAATCGCGAGGATATCCTTGCGAACCGCCAACGAGGTACGTTCGTGAAAGGCCACACTGAAGTCGGCGCGATTGACGTAGTCAACTACGTCGACCCCATCGACAGTCTTCTTCACTGGATAGGTCAAGTTCACACTCGTCCTATTGGTGGGTCGGTTTGCGTTCGAAAGGGTCGTTTGCACCTTGATGCGAGGCATCAAGACAAACGATCCAGACGAATCATCCCGGAAGACAGCGCTCCCGCTCGAGACTTGCTCGGGCTTGAACGTGATTGACACAGGCGTGTCGGCTCCGTTATTTACGGAAAAGTTTGCTGCTTCACTCACAGAGTGCTCCTTTAGGAGTATCGAACTTCAAAGGGAACTATCGCTTCAGTTGCGACAGCAAGGCTAAGACATTCGCAATACGTTTGTAGCCCAACGACGGCTTCCAGGTAGGTAAGGGTGCATCTGCCAGAGACGTAAAAACATGCCTCTGGTAGGTGTTCCAAACATACTGTTGGCCAGCGAAGTTGCTACTCATGTAAAAGTTTGTCTTAGTTGACACGGTCCCCCAAATTGCTTCAAGTCCTATCCCCGCATCCAGGCCGTTAAGCCAATTTCCAACGCCGATTAAATAATCGACGAGGAAAGAATACGGGAGTAGTTCCCAAGCTAATGTTAAGGGATTCGTGTAACCGAGGCGGCTTAAGGCAAGACTTTCTTGCCTTATGAAACAAGTAACGCGTTTCGTCGTTGTTGCTTCCCACTTAAACGTAGGTCTAATCTTCAGGTCATAGATGTAGGGAGTGGAATACTCACCACTTTCTGACTCTTTAACCCGAAAACTAAACTGACGAATAACTGGTAAAGCTAGACGGCGGTTCAACTCCTCACAGGCACCATGTATGTCTGATGCCAGAGGGAGAACTCCGTATTGCACTTCCAACCAACGGTTGGATACGGTTTGGCGTATCTTGTTCCTAGGTAGACCAAGAAGCTTTGCTGTCTTCTTGAATCTATTCTTGCTGCCAAGGGTAGAGAGAATACGTACAATCGTATCGGCGTTAGTGTAGAACATCTTCTGCGCCTGCCTGAACTCCAGTACGGCCTGAGCGAGGTTAACCTTTTGATCCTTGATTGTGAGACGAAGTTTCGTCACATAATCAGGATTAGGTTCACGCCCGTTAAAGCCGACAGAAGCCCAGTCTGCAGGATTACAGTCGATGTACTTCATATAATCGCCATACGGCCCTGTAGGAACAGTAGCATTAACCGGCTCCTTATGGAGTAGTTGATGTGAATGTATCCCAAAGGGTGTCAGAGCAGCTAGCTCTTTCAGATTGGACGGCTTAACTCTACTAACTGATTCAGCTTTACTATCACTAGTATAGCCGGGGGACCAGAGTCCAAGGTCAATGGAGAGGGAACTACCAGTCGTCATGTTTCCAAACTCGAGGCGCGCCATACGGGGCGTCTCTTGAATGTATCGTGACGACATAATCTCCACCTCCCTTTCGCAAAGTCGACTAGCTCAGTTGAACTAGTCGAGGCACCAGTTCTCAATTCAAAGACCAGTAGTTCCTCACGAAGTGATTGTAGCTAATCTGCGTAGAATGCAACATTTGTTGCCTTTTGAGCAGACGAACAGCAATCATCCGATGGTTACTGACTCGGCGAGACAAAAAGAAGCCTGCTGAAGTGACGATTTCGGACTTGGAATACATTCCCAAGCCGGACCGAAACTTGGCAGGCCGAATTTTGTAAGGCATAGGCAGTCCCATCAGATTTTCGTGAGGTTGGTCTGAGAGAAGAGGGCTG